GTCATCAACGCTGACTTGCCCGACCTTGTGGTCAAGCTTGGAGATGGTGTCCTTGAGTTCGTCCAGCCCAACACGGCGGTCGTGACGCTCAAGGTCGAGGTGGTCTTTGACGGAAAACAGGATGCCGCTCAACTTGTCGATGTTCTTGTGGGCATCAAGGACGGATGCCTCGGCACGGTTGGCGACAGCGGCGACAGCATCGACAGCCGCAGTGTTGGTAGTCACGGGCGCACTGGGGGCGGCGTTCTTGATGTCGGCAAGGGTCAGGCTGTTGGCCCGAATGCAACCGATCAGGTAATCGGCGGCCTTGGACTTTTGCTCGGACGGTGTGCCCGAGAAGGGGGCCAAGCCCCGCAGGGCGTAAGCACCCAGCACAGTGGCGATGGGCAGTTTCAAGATTTCGAGTTTGAGTTGTGTGTCGTTCATGTTGCTTCTCCAAAAAAATCAGGACAGGTTGAGGGTGTCGGAATCGACAGGGCAAGAGGGCAAACCGAGAGCCGCCCATTTGTGGGTCAGGCGCACGGTGTACCCGCATGAGGGACAGACCGCCTTGAGCATGCGAGTGGTCTGCACTTTGCGCTCTGACATGGTCAGGGCGGCGTGGGGGTAAGGGCCAAGGCTGTCAATGATCGACCCGAAGGTCGTGACAAACTCAGGCCCACGACCAGTGGCTTTCCAGCCTGCCTTGGTGGGCGAGGGCTCAAGGTGCATGGCAAAGGCCACACGCTGGAAGTTGACACCGTGGTTCATCGCCCCGGCAGTCGAGTGGCACAGTTCATGCACCAGCACGTCAAAGACCCGCAGGGGGTCATCCAGCACGGGGGAGATCAAGACCTCGAAGGTCTTGTCTGCCGAGGCAGTGTCTGCCCAGCACTCGCCAATCGCACCGGATCGCCGAGCGTTGGACGGGAAGCCACAGGCCACACGCACGTTGACGGGCAGGGGCTTGCCCAGCGCATCGAAAAAGGGTCGCAGTTCAGCGACAGCGGCAGAGAGCCATTCTTCACGGTTGTTCACAGTCGTTCTCCTCAGGTTGTTTAAACGGATTGCACTCCAATGCCCCGCAGGGCAGTGGGCTGGAATCAGGGACAGTTGGCAAACTCACGCAGGGCGGCGGTCAGACCAACACCCAGCACACACTGGCAGATCACATCACCCCAGTTGCCGTTTTGTTCGTTGTGAAGCAGGTCTAGCAAATGTTGCTTTTCGCTGGCAGAGCGGTTCACGTTGCCGAGGTAGTAGTAAGCCTGTTGGTAGACAAAGGCGGTGCGGGTCTGCACAACCCAGTGGGTGGCGTTGGGGTTCTTGATGAAGTCCTTGCTGGCCTGTTGGGCACGGGCCTTGAGGGTGGCAACGACATCGGTGGAGTTGAGGGCGGTGACTTGCATGGTGTTCTTTCGGTTAGTTGCACAAGACCCCCGAAGGGGGGTTTCGACCAGTCAGGTCTCATCAGTTGTGCTGAGGGGGTTGGCAAACCCCGATCTCAATCAGGCGCTGGGCGGTGCGCCCGAACCAGCCTTGCAGTTGCCACGCCAGACCAGTGTCGATCAGGGTCTGCCACGCCAGCGCTTCTTGATCCTCATCGTCTACATCGATGAAGCCCTCGGCGATTCCTACTGCGGTGAATGTGTCCATTGGTGTTCTCCATTAAGTTGCATGAGACCCCCAGAGGGGGTTTCGTCCATTCAGGACTCATCAGTCATGCTTTGCGTTGCAAGTGGGCGAGGCGGTCACGCATGGCATCCAACTCAGCCCAAAGCTTTTGGATGTAGGGGTGATTCAAGTCGCCCTCATGCAGAGCGATGGTCGTGTGGATGTCACGCACCGCAAACTCGCATTGGTCTGCGGTGTATGCCCGTGCCTTGTTGCGGTACAGGGCGGTCATGTCGCTGTAGTTCATGGTCAGCCTCTCAGATGTGATTGATGTGGGCTTCAAACAGGATGTCGATGAAGTCCCAGTCATCACGGAACTCACGGGCAACCCAGCCGTTGGAAGGGTGGTGGTAGAAGGGCATAGTCTCTCCAGTTAAGTGCAAGATGGCACTGGAATGCCCAGACAGGGCATTGCGGTTGCATCTCATAGGGGATGATTTATCTGCCGTCACAGTGGACAGGCACAGGGCTGAAACCCTGTCTGACTTGCTCCCAAGCTTCCCTTGGGTTTCGCCTCAGACCGACCGTATCGTGGGCCGTTCACCAGAACCGTTGACTCACAGAGTGATATCGCTAGTGCTTGGGCGAATCATATCACTAGTGCGTTTACATGTGTCAAAGCATACCCGAGTGAATCGTGGGGTTATTGGGTGGACGGTCAGGCTGGTGGGGTCTGAGGATGGTCTGAGTGCAATATATGTATGCAGGGTGCTGTAATCACATTTGGACTACAAAGTTCTCAAAAAGCATGAAACGGGCAAAAGTATTAGAAAACGATTTAAACGACCAGCAAGGGGGGTTTCAGGAGTTGCCAAGGGGGTAGGTGCGGCAAGGGGTCAAAACCGCTGGAAGGGCCCTTAAAATCGATTCTAGAGGCATGTATGTTTATACAGTTCGCGCTTACATTGAGTGGTTGCAGTAGCACTACGGTAAACAAAAAAGGGCATGTGGACAAAGCTGGGGATAAGCTGTGGACAAGGTTATCCACATTGTCCACAGGTGGCTGTGGATAACTTGACTTTATGCACAGGGCTGTGGACAATGCGAACGGTGCTGTGTAAACGCACAGGCTGGATGAAACAACAGGGGAACTGCGATGGATGAGACAAGACTGCACGGTCGGGCGAGCAAAAGTGAACTGATCGAGGCGCTGGAGGCGATGGATGAAATTCAGGGCGAGGGCTGGGTGGAAGAGGCAGACCTCAGCGAAGCTGAACGGTTAGCCGCTCACGCAACACCACCGCCAATGAGAGCAGATGGAAAACCCAAAGGGGCAGATTCATACAGTAGACCAAGACCACTGACAGCACCTCAGATGGAGTTCACAAAGGGCCTCATCATTGGGAAGACCATGAGACAAGCCTACAGAGACGCATACCCAAACGCCAAAGGGAATGATCAGGTGATCACGTCCAGTGCATACAGACTGAGCAAGGATCAACGCATCCAGAGCGCACTGCAAGAAGCTTGGGGTGAGACAGTGGAAGTGCTGGCAGAGGACACAGCGGCAACCAAACGGTATGTGCTGAAGGAGTTGCTGGCACTCAGCAAAGGAGGCAAGCAGGAAGGCTCCCGATTGAAAGCACTGGAACTGATGGGCAGAGCCGCAGGGATGTTCCAACCACAGGCAGAGGCAGTGACTGAGAAGCTCAGTGCAGAGCAGTTGCGCAAGGAACTCTCAGGTCACCTCAAGCTGTTGGACAACGTGAAGCCGATCACCAGTGCCAAGCTCAAGGCAGGGTGACGTGTAAACGCAGGGCAACGGTCATCAGGGGTGTGTCGATGCGGCTGGGATGGCGACCCCACCACCCCGCCACCCCCCAAGCTATGCGTTGACGGCCCCGCTCGCGTATACGCTGTGATCCACACAAACCATCACATTCCCAAACATACCCCCCATGCAAATTCTTTTCCAATACCCCCCGGTATATATATTTTTTGGAATGTTCTTGCGAACGTTCGTTTTTGTGTTTAAACTGTGGGTGTTTACACATTTCGTGGCCAGTGTTGATGGCCGGTGTATGAGGTGTAACAACGTTTAAACACTGAGTCCAAATTTGGACGCAGCTTCTTATGCAAGAAAAACACAAATTGGTTTTGGACTTCATTAAGGCGTACATCAAGATTCATGGTGTAGCGCCGTCGTATGCCGTCATTGCCAAGGGGCTTGGCATGAAGAGCAAGTCAAACATTCACCGGATCATCCATAAATTGAAGGATGAGGGATTGGTTGCGGTGAAGCCGTACCAGTTCAACTCCATTCGTGTTATTGACAAGAGCGTTAGGGAGGTTGCCTCTTTATGATGAGCCGTAAAGAGGTGGAGCAGTACAGGGCTTTGATCCCGTTAGTGGATGAAGCTGAGCGTGCGAAGATCATGATGTTGTTGGAATACGACAGAATAGACAAGTGCAAAGAGTCATTCATCTACTTTGCCTCCCACATGTGGCCGGGGTTTATTTCTGGAAAGCACCACCAGATCATGGCCAGCGCTTTTGAGCGCGTGGCCAAGGGAGAGCTGAAGAGACTCATTATCAACATGCCTCCCCGGCATACCAAGTCTGAGTTTGCTTCGTATTTGCTCCCTGCTTGGTTTTTGGGCAAGTTCCCCGAGAAGAAGATTATTCAGACTGCTCACACCGCAGAACTTGCCGTAGGCTTTGGCCGGAAGGTGAGGAACTTGGTCTCTTCTGAGGCGTTTAGCCGGGTGTTTGAGACAAAGCTGTCCTCTGACTCCAAAGCCGCAGGACGATGGAACACCCATGCGGGTGGTGACTACTTCGCTATTGGTGTTGGCGGTGCGGTAACCGGTAAGGGTGCCGATCTTTTGATCATTGATGACCCGCATTCGGAGCAAGAAGCCAAGCAGGGCAACCCCGCAGTCTTTGATAATGTGTATGAATGGTACACATCCGGCCCTCGTCAGCGTTTACAGCCCGGAGGAGCCATCATTATTGTGATGACACGCTGGTCAAAGCGTGATTTGACTGGGCAGATTCTCAAAAATGTCTCAAAAGACGGCGTAGATAACTGGGAAGTGATTGAATTTCCCGCAATTTTGCCTTCCGGCACCCCGTTATGGCCCGGATTTTGGAAAAAAGAGGAATTGGAAGCCATTAAGGCTGAAATTCCTGTCGCCAAATGGGAGGCGCAGTACCAACAAAACCCCACATCCGAAGAGGGCGCGATCATTAAGCGGGAATACTGGCGTATTTGGGAGTCAGACACCCCTCCCGTGTGTGATTACGTCATTCAGAGCTGGGATACCGCCTTTGAAAAGTCAAACAGGGCAGATTATTCAGCCTGCACAACGTGGGGCGTGTTTCAACACCCTGACTCTCTGGGTAATCTTAAGACCAACATCATTATCTTGGACTCGTTTAAAGCGCGGATGGAGTTTCCTGAGCTTAAACAGAAGGCTTTTGACATGTACAAGGAATGGGAGCCCGACACCTTGATCGTGGAAAAGAAGGCCGCAGGAGCGCCTTTGATTTATGAACTCAGGCAGACTGGAATTTTGCTCGAGGAGTACACGCCCGGCAAGGGAAGCGATAAGATAGCGCGTGTAAACGCAATCTCCGATTTGTTTGCGTCTGGCGTAGTCTGGTGCCCTGAAACTCGATGGGCAGATGAGCTTATGGAAGATTTGGCAGCTTTCCCTAACGGGGAACATGACGACCTTGTTGACTCAACCAGCCAAGCCCTGCTCCGATTTAGGCGTGGTGGCTTCATCCAGATTTCTTCAGATGAACCTGAAGAGCAGCGCTTTTTCCGCCGCAAAAGCAGCAACAGTTATTACTAAGGATTTGATATGGCAACCTCAAGCATGTTTCCCGCGATTGGTGGCGCACCACTTGGTCTCGATATGGCAGACATCTCTCAAGATGACACGCCCGCAATTGAAATTGAAATTGACAACCCAGATGACGTAACAATTGGAATTGGTGGCATGGAAATTGACCTCATGCCCGAAGAGAGAGAAGACGAGCACGGCGACAACCTAGCCGAATACATGAGTGAAGGCGAACTCAGTTCGGTGGCCGGTGAGCTTTTGGAGTTGGTGGACGCTGACATCACATCCCGCAGAGACTGGGTGGACATGTATGTTCGGGGCCTTGAGGTCTTGGGCATGAAGTATGAAGACCGCACCGAACCATGGGAGGGCGCTTGCGGCGTTTACTCAACCGTCCTGACCGAAGCAGCTATCCGGTTCCAGAGCGAGACCATCATTGAGACCTTTCCCGCTGCAGGCCCTGTCAAGACCGAGATTATTGGCGCAATTGACAAGTTGAAGGAAGAAGCCGCAGAGCGAGTCCGGGAGGACATGAACTACAAGTTGACAGAGGAGATGCCTGAGTATCGCCCTGAACATGAGCGCATGTTGTACAACTTGGGTCTGGCTGGTGCAGCTTTTAAAAAGGTCTACAAAGACCCGTCGTTGGGCCGTCAGACATCTATTTTTGTCGGCGCGGAAGACATCATCATCCCCTACGGCGCAAGCAACTCTCGAACCGCAGAACGTGTTACCCACACGATGCGCAAGACCAAGAACGACGTTCGCAAGCTTCAAGTCGCAGGTTTCTACCGCGAGTGTGACTTAGGTGAGCCAGTTACATTCCACACAGACATTGAGAAGAAAAAAGCCGAAGACCAAGGCTACAACCTCACCGATGACAACCGGTATCAGATTCTGGAAATCTGCGTTGACTACGACATGCCCGGTTATGAGGATGAAGACGGCATCGCTCTTCCGTACGTTGTAACGATTGACCGCTCTACCCAGAAGGTTCTGTCCATCTATCGTAACTGGGACGAGGAATACGAGCTTAAACAGAAGAACCAGCACTTTGTGCAGTACACCTACATCCCCGGATTTGGTGTGTATGGCCTTGGCTTAATCCACATTATTGGTGGCTACGCCCGCGCAGGCACTTCCCTGATCCGTCAGTTGGTGGACGCAGGAACCCTGTCCAACCTGCCCGGTGGCTTGAAATCCCGTGGCCTGCGCATTAAGGGGGATGACACTCCGATTGCGCCCGGTGAGTTCCGTGATGTGGATGTGCCGTCTGGCACTGTGCGCGACAACATCATGGCGCTTCCGTACAAAGAGCCAAGCCAAGTGCTGATGGCCTTGCTTGGCCAGATCACCGACGAGGCTCGTCGTTTGGGTTCCGTGGCAGACATGAAAGTCAGCGACATGAGCGCCAACGCGCCGGTTGGCACCACATTGGCCATTCTTGAGCGTCAACTCAAAACCATGTCGGCGGTTCAAGCGCGGGTCCACTACTCCATGAAAGAGGAGTTTAAACTTCTCAAGCGGATCATCCGCGACAATACTCCGGGGGAGTACAGCTACGTACCAGTAGGTGGAAACCCTAAGGCCAAGCGCGGCGACTATGACTTGGTCAACATCATTCCCGTGTCGGACCCCAATAGCGCGACCATGGCCCAAAGGATCATGCAGTACCAAGCTGCAATTCAGTTGGCCCAAGGCGCTCCACAGATTTACGACCTGCCGCAGTTGCACCGTCAGATGTTGGAGGTGCTGGGCATCAAGAACGCAGACAAGCTGGTCCCGATTGACGATGACATGAAACCGCGTGACCCAGTGTCGGAGAATATGGCCGTTTTGTCGGGCAAGCCCGTCAAAGCATTCCTCTATCAAGACCACGACGCACACATCGCAGTTCACACCTCCATGATGCAAGACCCCAAGGTTATGGGGCAGATCGGCCAAAACCCACAGGCGCAGGCAATGCAGGCCGCTCTCATGGCCCACGTTGCCGAGCACGTTGCATTCCAATACCGCTCGCAGTTGCAAGACCGCCTTGGCGCTACGCTGCCAGAGCCAAACGCAGAGATTCCAAAAGAACTCGAAGTTCAGTTGTCGCGAGTTGTCGCGCAAGCCGCAGCGCAGTTACTCCAAATTCACCAAGGCGAAGCCGCTCAGGCGAAAGCTCAACAACAAGCACAAGACCCCATTGTCCAGATGCAGCAGGCAGAGCTTCAGATCAAGAAGCAAGAGGCCGACATCAAGGCGCTCAAGGTCAAGGGAGACCTGCAGATCAAAGCGGAAGAACTCAGCCTCAAGGCGCAGGATCAGGCGTCCAGAGGTGGCGAAGACCCAATGATGGCGGCTGTGCGTTTACAGCAAGAAATTATGCAGGCTCAAGAACTGCATGGCATGGAAATGGCGGCAAAACAATTGGAGCTACAGCAGGCGCAAGCACAACAACAGCAAGCGCAGGCCCAGCAACAGCAGGCCATGCAGATGCAGCAGCAACAAGCTCAGCAAAAAATGGCGCATGGCGGGGAAGTCCACGCGCAAAAGCTGGCCCACGGCGGGCAGGTCCACCATCAGAAACTTAACCACGCTGAGATGCAGGCAGAACTTGCAGCGCAGATGGCACGCAATCAGCCGACATCGTCGGGTAGCAAAGGAGAGTGATGGCTAACACGGTAATGGACCTTCTTCAGAAAAAACTGAAGGAGCAAGAAGAAAGTCATGTTCAAGCTTTGGCAGGGGGCGCAGTTGCTGACTACGCCGCCTACCGGGAGTTGTGCGGAGTAATCCGGGGTCTGCAGACCGCACAGCGTGAAATTGCTGACCTCGTGCGTAAATTGAAAGAAGATGACGATGACTAATTTTGACGTCCAAGCGGTAGATTTGTCAGGCGTTCTCAACACCCCAGTTGAAGAAAAAGCCAAACAAATTCCCGATCCGGTGACATATCACCTCCTGTGTATGCTGCCCAAGGCAGAAGAGGAGTTCAGTGAGACTGGCATTCTGAAGTCCGCTACCGCCATGCACCACGAAGAGCTTTTGTCTCCCGTGTTGTTTGTGGCGAAGGTTGGCCCTGACGCCTTTAAAGACGAGAAGCGCTTCCCCAGCGGCCCAAGCTGCAAGGTGGGCGACTTTGTGCTGGTACGCCCCAACAGCGGCACCCGCATGAAAATCCATGGGACCGAGTGGCGACTGATCAACGATGACTCAGTCGAGGCGGTTATTCAAGACCCTCGCGGCATTCAACGTCCATAAGGAGTAGCCATGAATACAGACGAATTCAAGCTTAACGACAAAATTGCAGCAGAAGGCTACGTCGTGGAAGGCATTACTGCTGACCACATTTGGTACAGCGCCAAGCTTCTGTCTCAGAAGATGAGTTTTTGGGAACTTGATTTCCAAAAACTGGCAAAAACCATGGAGGACCGCCACAACGAGCACCTCAAAATAATCCGCGACTTGTTGGATGAGTGCAGCCGTTTGAAGCGGCAGCTATCGGCATTGCAAACTAAAAACAAGGAGTAAGTCATGGAAAAAACAGAATTTGAATTTCCCGACGAAATCGAGAACGAAAATCCCCGCAAAGGCGGGGCCGTTGTAGACACGGAAATTGAAGTTGTCGATGACACACCGGCAGACGACCGTGGCCGAAAGCCCATGGAAGAGGCGCCAAAAGATGTCACCGATGAAGAGCTGGCCAAGTACGACGAGTCCGTCCAAAAGCGGATTAAGCACTTCAGCAAGGGTTATCACGAAGAACGCAGGGCCAAAGAAACGGCATTGCGCGAACGTGAAGAGGCTCTTCGTTTGGCGCAAAACGTTGTTGAGGAAAATAAAAAGCTGAAAGGCTCTTTATCCCAAGGGCAGAATGCGCTGCTTGAACAAGCCAAAAAGAATATCGCCAATGAAGTGAAAGAAGCGCGAGCCAAATATAAAGCGGCTTACGAATCCGGTGATTCTGATGCGCTTGTTGCTGCGCAAGAAGAAATGACGGCGGCTAAGCTTAAAGCTGATCGTGTAAACAATTTCAAACCCGCCCCTTTACAAGAGGATAAGTTTGAGGTACAAACTGCTCAACAGGTTAATCAGGTCCAAAAAGTAGACCCCGAACTTGCAAGTTGGCAAGACCGCAATACGTGGTTTGGTCCCAACAAGCGAATGACAGCGTACGCGCTGG